TAATTTTTCATTCTGTGCAATCATTCCTTTTGCCCATGCAGGTACTTCTTCATTTTTGGATTTTGTAGATTTCCCACCTTTACCTTCTGAATCATCATCATCATCTGAATCATCATCAGGATTTTCTTCAGTTCCACCTTTGTTAGATTTTGCAGTTTTTTCAAGTTTAGCAATTTTTTCTGCATCATCAATATAACTTTGAAACGACTTTAAATCGTTAAGATTATTAATTACTGCATCAATTGCTTCATCATCTGATTCATCAGAGATTTGCTTTGAAAGTTTCACCACAATTGCATTTAACGCTTTGTGTTTAAGTGTTAATGAAGGAAAAAGAACCTTCATTCGTGCCTTTAATTTACTGATCTTTATTGCCATTTTTTACAATGTTAGGGTTTATAATTATAGCAAATATAAATATTATTTATAGTTAACCCCTTTTCAAAGGTATATAATTTATAGTATAAAAAAAAACACCTCATTAAAAATGAAGTGCTTTTACAATTATTTCAGTTGTTAATAACTGTTATTTATTCAGGTGCATCAGGGGTTTTTGGTTGTTTAGAAATTTTTTCGATTTCTTTTTGATGTGCTGCATTCTTATCATTATTAATTTTATCCAATTCTTGAGAAGAATTTTCAGATGCACCAATTTTTTCAACCGCCAATTCAACACTCATTATACCTGCATTAACTGCATTAACAACCGTTTCAACAGTTGCTTTTAAATCATCAGGAATTATTGAATTAAATTTAATTTTGAAAAATGTTTTTTTAGCTTCAGAACTTGAACGTCTATGTGTAGTTGTTACAATTCCACCAATCATAACATTTATAATACGTTCTAAACTTGTACGGTTTATTCCTTCGTTCATTTTAGCCTTTATAATAGGATCTAAAAACATTAAACGAACTGCAACACCTGCAATATTACCCATACCTTTCAATGCATCAAATGATAAATCAGTAGTTGATGAAAGTGAATAAATAAATTTTAATATAGTTTCTATTTCTAATTTTATTGAATCGGGTGCTTGATCGTATGAAGCGAATTTTACATCACCTGAAACCCATTTTTGCGTTTCTTCTGAAAATGTTTGTTTTGCTGTGAATACTTTTCCTGAATCATCTTTACCAGGCATTCCTTCAACATCACCAACTAATACCATGATTGGGTGTCCTGTATAATCGTTTGATTCTGATAAACGTGATAATGTTAATTCTAATCTATCAATTAAATCTTCTGATAAATACCATTCAGGTTTGTCTTGTTCAAAATATACAATAGGAATTTTACCAAAACCATGAGGTGTCTTTTTTCCTTCTAATACATATTTACCACTATCTTCTTTAAAATTATAAACATTATCTTTATCATAAACAGTTGTATAATTAACTGCTTTATCTTCATCATTTAATACTTTGTATTGCCAGGTAAAATATATCATGTGTCCGTATTCATCATAATACGGTGTCATTGTTCCATTTTTATTTTCTAATAAATTACATTTTACATCTTTATTTTCATTTAGTCCTATGATTTTATTGAACCAATTACTAGGCTTTAAATCTTTAATATAAAATTGTAATGCACATTGTAATTCTGATTTCTGTAAAAGTATAGCCTTTTGAATTTTATCATCAATTCGGTTTGACCTCCATAACCTTAATATTTCATCAGATAATACATTTTCTTCTGAAGGTGATATTGTAACAGGTTCACCAACTTCAAATGCTGTTGCACTTTTACAAATTTTGTTTTGAAACGGTAATGAAATACGTACTGCTTCAACAAATCGTTTATTTGGTGATTCACCAACTTCTTTATTTTTTTGTGCTAAACCTATTTGTGTTGATCTTTGTTCACGGTTTTTTTCAGAATATTCTTTGCGTAAATTATCTAATTCTGTTGAATCTTTTGTTTTAGCTGTTAATAAATCAATTGCTTTATTAGGATCACTATTTAATAACTCTATTATTTTATCCATTTCAAAAACTTTTATATGTATAATGCAAAACTATTAAAATTATTTTAAGTATAAGATATTTTTACCATAATCAATAATGCATGATGTTTTATTTAGATATTCAGCACCAATAATACCATTAACAGGTTCATCTGAAGTAATTTTTAATTTCTCTTGAATGTGTGAAATATCCATTAAGATAAAAACATTATCTGGGGTTGTTGTTTTTTCAAAGTTATCTTTAGATATTTCAGTTCTTAATTCAATATCATTATTGTATGAAACTTTACCTTCATGAATATAATGCATTTTAAAAAATGAAATATCATCTTCAGATATTACATTATGGGTTGCACCTGTATCAATTATAAATTTACCTTTTCGACCATTGATAAATGCATCAACTACTAAATGACCATTATTATATTTTATTAATTCCTTTACCATGCTATACCCATTTTTTTAGGTGATTTTTTTAATTCTCTTGTTTCAGTTGGTGAATTATGCGCAATATGTCCGTATCTCACTAAATCCCAAATATGATTGTGTTTATCAATTGGTTGATTTACCATGATACCCTGAACTTCTTTAAATACATAATTTTCTTTTTCATTCTGAATTTGTTTCCAATATCCGTTTTTAACAAAATGAATTTTCTTCTTCTTCATTGAAGTTAACCAGAACATTACAGATTTTGTTTTACGAACCTTTTTTGCCTTCCAACCACGTTTAACCAAACCACGCACCATTTCAATAGTACCTTTGTTTTCACCTGTATATTTATCTGATGAATCACATGTAATTAATTTATCTTTTTCAACACCTACTGCTTCAAAATGATCTGATAAATCTTTATCGGTATCAATTGGTTCATAACAAAGAACCTCAACATAAATATTATGTTCATCTTCTGCATATTTACCCAATGCATTAGGGTCAATAGTAAAACCAAAATCATTAGAATAGGTGTAATCTATATCAGGAAATTCATTCATCCAATATATCTTTTTGATAATTGCGCCCTTCATTGCACCACGTAATCCTAAACCGTAAACTTTCCATTCGTATTCATCGGCTGTACCTTCTGCATGATTGGTTTCATGAATTGGCGGTTGATTATGTGCATCAATTGGTTGACCTTTATACATTAATTCACCTTCGGGTGTAACTTGATAGGTCCCAGATTTCCAACATTCCTTGTTTAATATATCGTTCTTTTCAGATGGTGATATGAATGGGTTATCTCTAAATGTTGTACGTAAAAAACCAACATCAGATCTCGTTGTAACTTCATTGAATAACCAATGATCAGAAAACGATGGGTTGTAATCACACCACCAAAATTTTCTACATCTCATTTTTAATTGATTGAATACTTCACGTGGAATATGCATCACCTCATTAAAGAAAACATAATCTGAACCTGCACCATGTTTTTTACCAACCTTATCACAACCAACAAATTTAATTGTATTGTAACCTATCTTGAATTGTTTTACTCTTTGTGCATCATGGAAATTGTGAGGTAAACCAAAATCATCTAAACGTTTTTTAAAATCTTCATAAAGAGTTTCAGAAAATGAAGTGAATGTTTCACGTACTATAAGAATCGTACAATTACTTTCAACATATAAACATAACCAAATAATGAAATCAATACCTGACCATGTTTTCCCTGATCGTGAACTACCTTCTAAAACACAACCTGCAAAACCACTTGTTAATTCAAATTTTCCTTCTTTGTTTATTTCCCATTTCTGGGAACGCAAAGAATCATAAAGGAATTTGTAATTTATATTCGTTTTATCATCGAATTCAGTTAAACCTTTTTTCAAAAATGAAATTTTCCTTTCTTCTAAAAGTAATTCAAGTTCTAAAAGTTCATCATCTGTAATTTTAGATTCGTTTGTAATCATTAAACAAAAGTAATAATTTAATCTTTATGTATAAAAAAACGAACCAAACAACAAATTGAATGATTCGTTTTAACAATTACGTTAATTTAACAACGTTTAAATATAGTGAATTTTATTCACTTTCAGTTTCAGGTTCTTCAAACAAGAAATCAAAACCACCACCTTCTAATTCTAATTCTGATGGTGATAAACCTTTTCTGAATTGTACGGGCCTTTGGTCAGGAAATATTGTCATATTAATTGTACCATTCTCTTGTATGTTTGTACATACCCCAGGTATTGGTTCAACTGAACCATCTAATTTTGCAATTAAATCAGTTTCATCAGGTTTAAATAATAATGATTCACCTACAAATGGAATTCTTTTACTCATGATATTTTAATTTATGGTTTATAATAAAACAAATGTAATGAAAAAGGCAACTAAATGAATAGATGCCTTTTTAAAGAAAATAAAATGATAATTTATTGAAATATGACTTTTCAGATGTACATATAATTATTCTAAAAATTCTAACATTTTATAAGATTCTTCAGCCGTGAAGATTCTTTTAATATGTGTTTCAACTTTACCATCAGGTAATACTTTAAATAATTCTAATATCTTCATTTAAACAACATAATATACAATCTTTGAAACCACCATTTTTTTACACACGTTTTACAAACCTTTCTATGTTCATGACCATAAAAAATGTATTTACACACCTTACAACCTAACATATGCCAACCTGCAACATTATCAGTATAATCTTCATTATAATCATTCAAAGGATTTGTTGAATATTTTGGTATGTTGGATCTTAATCTGACTTGTACCTTTCTTACAACATCTGTACCAACAGATTTATAACTATCTCCATAAATAATACGGCTAAATGTAATACCATTACATGATTTCCAATTTGAAACCATCTTATAATAATATCCATGATGTTCTTTTGCATCTTCTTGAATACACATTTTAAAGTCCTGTATATTATCAGTTATTACACCAACGATTTCACCACCATTTTTAACTGAAGATACTTTTTGTAATTTTGAATTGTAAATCATAACATTATTTGTTTTATTGCATAATATGACATCAATGCCATGAAGAATATTCCCATTAAAATATAAATTATAATCATAATAAAATCAATTAATAATTCCTTTTCAGTCTTAACAGGATGAATAAAATCATTAATAATCTTTAAATTATTTTTACATTCTACAATTAATTTTTCATCAGTCATAAGGCTATTTTAATTGTTCATTTCTTATTGTATCAAATAATCGTAAAACACTTTCAATTGCGTTTGATCTTGATGTAAAACTATTTTGTTCATTGTTCTTTTTGTTTTACTAATGTTTTTTCCATGATTTAAGGTATTAAAGATTCATAAATTTCATCATAAAAATCACCGATGTAATTTTCATTGATGAATTCAACTTCTTCTTCAGATGCTTCAACACCATTTATATCACATGTTTCAATGTAACCATTTGAAAGTTCAGGATAATCAGGTGTACCATTCCAACCTATCTGAAGGTTATCTATTTGATTTATATCAATATCATATTCATTTGAAATATCTAATATTGTATTTATACCATTTAAATATTTATTATTATCCCACCATTTTCTTAATGATTCAGATTGAATTTTGTTTTCTGCTGTGATGGTTAATTTACCATCAATGATTGTTGCTTTCATAATTCTATTCTTTTATAAATTTAATGTTACACGGTAATACTTCTTCAATTAAACCTTCAGTCGTTTCGACTAATGCGTAACTGTTATTACCTGGTCCTGATTCAAATTCTTCATAAGAACAACCCCAACCATGAAACACACCATCATGAATAAAGTTTTTACCAAATTGCCCCGTTCCTTTTACAAGCTGACGTCGTTTACCTTCTTCTAAGATATATTCAAAAGGAATAAATTTATTAAATCTTACTTTTTGTAGTTTAGATAATTCACGTAATTCTTCAGCTTTTTCTTCAAAATAGTTTTCACTATATGATGGCGGGCGATTGTATGATTTGTCAATTGAATTTGTTAATCTCATTGATTGAATGTCAGCATTTATTGCAAATGCCAATATTAAATTTGAAGTGTCTTTTGTGTTCATAATCTATTATTTAAAGTTTCTAGTAACCTGCATCTAATCGAATAGAAGAATCATAATACATCGTGCAGGTTTGCAGGGAATTAATAAATATCTTTAATTAGTCTTTAATTTTAACCATTTCCATTCAATAAGGGTTTCAACTGATACACCGTTAAAAGGTAATGCATAGCCTTTTGAACGTAGATAATCATAAGTTGATGCATTTAAAGTATTATCATCATCATATACTTTAATATCTGTTAAACTGCTTTGTATATCTGTTTTTGCATGTGCAATTAAAAAGTTTTCTTTTTGTTCTTTACTCTTTATTGATTTATATTTTGCAGTATTCCACCATGACTGTATTTTTCCAACTTCAATTGCATCTTCATCTGATATAGATGATAATGGTTTCAGTTCTAAATATAAATGATTATCTGCTAAACCAATATCATAATTTAATAATAATGGTTGATTGTCGTTTTCTTCTTTTACTTCATGATGTTTTTTTACAACATTCTGTAATAAATATTGTGCAAAGAATAATGTTTTATTATGTATTGTTTTTTTCATGATTTAAATTATTAATTAATGACCTTGATTTTTTCTTCTTAAATAGTCCTTACTTTTTTGATTCTTATGTTGTACAGATAACGCACGGTCTTCATTAGTTAAATGGTCTTGTTTGGATTTATGATTGAATCGTTGTAAACGTTCTTCATCTGTAAAATTCATATCATTTAAATTAATTCTGATTTGAATTATCATACCATCTAATTCTTTGAATTTTTCTTTTGATGCTTTGCCTGGCTTTTCAATACGTAATTCTTCAACAATGTTTAATTCATCCAATATATCTACAGCATAATCAATTTTAGAGCAATTGTAATAAGACCAGATTAACCACTTTTCACCATCAAAACCTTTTGCATCTAATACGTTTTGTACAGTCAAATCATAATATTTACCAAACTTCAAAGTGCTTTTCCTTGTTAACGTTCTTAAATGGGTTACATCTGACATAATTATAGTTTTTCTTGTTTTCTTAATTGATTCATAAACTTCTTTGTTTGTAATGTCGCAGCCCTTTTATCAAGTTTAAACCATTCACCATAAGTTCTGTATTCTGCAAAATGTCTGTGTAGCATACTTTCAAGTTCATAAGCGCAATTAATAGGAATTGTTTTATGCCATACAAACAACTTTTGACCGCATTGACATTGAAGACTTTTCATCCTTTTTTCAGGATTAATACTAACACCTATCTTTACCAAACCTGATTTCATGTTAGATATAATATAAACACACTCTTTATTTTTATTGGCCATAATTTATAAATAACTGTTTTTTAATAACTTAAACATTTTAATATGCGATTTTACACACGGTGGAGACAAAATATTTTAATCTGTATTTGAAAGTCTTAAACCTTTATCGATTAACCATGTTCTAAATGATTTAGATGGGTTTTTAATAATATATAACCTACTTAGTAGGTTAATATCACCAAAGTATATTTCACCATCAAAAACAAAACATTGATGTTTTTTAACATTATCAATTATAGCTTTTAAACGGGGTAATTCTGATGAATAAACGTGTCTTTTTAAAACTTCTTTAAATTCTTCTTTGTTTAAAGGTGTTGGAATAGTCATGATTTGTTTTCTTATCGTTTGTATGATACAAATATAAGAAAATATTTTATTATAAAGCCAATAAAGTATAAAATATTTTGTTGAATATTCGTTTTAAAGCACTTTATTAACTTTCAGGAGTATCTTTATTAAATAACTTATTTTTAAGTTCTCTAATACGTGATTCACGTGCTTCATCAGATAATGATGCGTTCTTTTGAAAATTATGTTCACCAAAGAAACCAGTATGTTTTGAAATCATTTCAATTGCACTCTTTTTATCTGCAAATGTTAACTTGATCTTTGTTCGCTTTGTAACATTTTTATCTTTATCTGATGTTTCCCAGGTATCAGATGTAAAACCTGTAACCAATCTTCGTATTTCAGGCGGCATCGTTTTAATGTCCTCTAAGGACGTATAAATAAATTCAGTTAAATCACTATACGCCCAATTGATTAACTCGCTTAGAATTCGTTGGTGGCTTATTGAGTTGATTTTTTCAGATTCTTTTTGCTTCTTTTCAATATATTGTTCAATGTTAGCATTTGTTAGCAATCTACTGAATGAACTTCTTGCTGCATCTTCAGAACTTTTTGGGTTGTACTTCATCCATGCCTTAGTTCCATTGAAACCATTTATGAACCATTCATCAATAATTTGCTTGTGTTCTTTTTTTATTTCTTCATTCATTATTTAGATTTTAATTCTTCTGATATTTTATTATAAATACCTTCTTTTTTGTTATTGTAAAACTCTAATAAGAAATCATGCAAAGGTTTAGTTAAATCATTCCATATTATTAATTCTTCTTTTTCACCTGAACCGTTTGATATGGTTATTTTTGCATGTGGCAATGTTGTTAATTTACCAATTGTTTTAATATCTCTATCTGCATTGCTTAATTGATTTGAATGAAATATTATTTTACTTGATTTTCATTCTGCCATGATTATTATTTTGTGTAAAGATTAATTACAAATTTAATGATTTTTGTTAAAATGAATATTAAGATCAAACCTACATAGGAAAATCTTAATTTGAATAATCCTTTTAAAGGGTCTTTTCTGAATTTTTTAAATGCTTTTTTCATTGTTTTAATTTAGGTGAATAACCTTTTTGATTTGAAAATTTATAAATTTCATTTGTGAACCAACCAACTAAATATGTTAATGGTTCTGGGTTGTTAAAATCCATTTCTATTCCTACATATTCACAAACATACATTGCTAAATGTGTTGCTTCATGTGCAATTGTACCATTACAAATAGGTACACCATCATAATCATAATTCAAAATACAGTAATACCCCTGATTGCCATTATAATTATCTTTACATGCATGTGCATAAATATCTTTATGAAAATCAGGTAAATATTTACTGACTAAATCAGAATCATTACTA